CTTTTGACTGCAAAATAACATCAACAAACTTTAATGGATATGTCGAAGCATATATCATCACACCTTCATCAAGTGTTACTCGAGTGACAGATCAGGAACGAAGACTACCATACATCATCCCCGGATTCATCAATATGACAGGGGGAACAGATGCTAAATACTCTCAAGCATGTCAATTTTACAAAATCAAACGCTTGTGGCGTCATTACATTAATAATGCCTCAGCCACTGCTCCTAGCAGAGAACTTCAAACAAATGCCTTTATCTATAGGAAAATGTATTGCAATATGGGTAAAAACGGCAAACTAATTAGAGGGACTGATCCAGTTTCAGATCAAGTCACGTCTCAGGACATTCCAACTACGAAGCAAACTTGGTTAATGTTCTCATCATCCAACACCCATTCTAATCCAACTACACATGTAGAGATAGAGCTTCAGAGAAATATTTATTGGAGGGACTCCATCGGGTCTAAATAAACATTAGACCCAAGAAAAAGCAAAAAAAGGCGTGCCGTTTTTGAAATAAAAAAGAACTTTGGGCAGCTTTTTTCTAAAAGGTGCAAGGAGATCACAAACCCAAAAAGTATACGTGAAGAATGAACTTTTGAGCTTTGTTTTTCTCATTTGGCGGGGCAAGTCCGGGCGTAAATAAGCCACAAAGCCAATGAATCCAATGTGCAACATATATATATATTAGGGTTCTTCCAGGCGATTTACTCGCCGCCTTACTAATATATACGAATTTATTTTTAAGGGACTCGTCAAGTCCCTTAAAAATAAATGAGCAGTGATTTTGAGGGGTGGTTGAGTACCACCCCTCAAAATTAATTCTTTAGGTCCCATTTTAAAAAATGTACGTAAATAATTGACCGTTTTGTATAATCCATATTTGCCAACGGTCACGAGTCATCAAATCTAGACATGGTAATACGTTTGTAAATACGATTATCCGTGGTCTGTCAAATCGTTTCTTCTTAGCGTGGTTTCGTTTATCGAATGCTACGCCGTTTTTGATGACCTCAATCCCACTATATAAATCTGCCAGTTTATCTTTTTTCATCCCTCGCGGTAGATCCATAATATAGACCTTCTTTATTGGACGCGAACAAACCCATTGAAAAATATCGTCCATGAGTCTATAACATGGAACTTCCTCTCCTACTCCCTTGTATTCAAGGTATTCCGAAAATAAACTCTTGCCATTATTTCCTGTTGGATCATAAACAAGGTCTATTTTGCGTAATGAAAATGTGTTTACTTTCTCTTCAAGAGTTTTCATCCAAGGTTTTAACCCCCAGCCGATAAATAATTCTAATTGTTTGGTTAATATCGGTTCAATTGGGTCTGTGTCCTTCCATGGTCCACCAATTCTGGTTTCTTCTTTCATACAATAGAATGCCTCTTTTCGGTGTTCTTCAGTTACTGTCGGTTGAAAGAAATTTGGTAATAACTCGGGGTTCTCCCCGAAAGCGGATAATTTTGTATGCTTGTATTTTTTTTTAATTAAGCTTATCCGTCCTTGGAAGTGTCTCAATCCACCTTCCCCTAATTCCTGTTGAATTACATACTTTTTAGCTACCCCCTCTAAAGACGCTAAAATCTCTTTGATGGTGCATCCAACACCCTCATTCCATCTCACATCCCATACCCAACATTGTGATTGTGGTTTTTCTTTAACTAATTCTGACTTACCAGACATATATAATAAAACACTATAGAAAATAAATTCTTCTATAGTATTATATAATGAAAACCAAAAGTAGAACCCGTAGAAATGGTGGTGTCAAGATTTTAGTCAAACCAAAGGCTAAGTCCGTTCAAGTCGCTAGAAAATCCACAGTAGACGTCCTCGTCAAAAAAGTAAGAGCCTTAGCAATTGCTAAATATGGTTCTCCACAAGTACAACGTCAAGCATATAGATCAGTAGAAGTCGGATTTACAACTAAATTCAGATTAGCAAACGACGCTCCCGTATGCACCTGTGTAGAGGCTATAGCATCTGGCGCAAGCATATATTCCACGAGCATTGGTACTGTTGCTCCAAATATCGGTTTATACGATGTAGCCACAATTGGTAACTGGGTTCAACAATCCTTCCCATTAACATTACTTAATGCTCAGAATTCTAAATTCGATCTCCAATTGTATCGTAACGCGAAATCCCTTGGCGTTTCGTCCACTTACCTTGTCAAAGGTGTTTCTTTTGACTGCAAAATAACATCAACAAACTTTAATGGATATGTCGAAGCATATATCATCACACCTTCATCAAGTGTTACTCGAGTGACAGA